CTATTGTCTCTGCTGTCTCGGCAAATAGAAATCCAACCTCGTGGCTCGCATGTCGATTTCGCAAGCCTCAGCAAGTCCAACGGCGGTGCCAGTAAGAAGACCGGCAATCTTCTTGATGACGTCCTCGATCTCCAATCCGCGGTAGGCGCGATCGTATACGGTGTCGAGCAGGTGATGGGCGCAGCCAATGCGATGAATAGCGTTCTCGATGTCTCGCGGAACGATATCGACGGCAGCATCAAGAATGGCGTCGACGGTGGCGTATCCGATGTCGCGGGTGGTTTCACATCCAACGGCGTCGGCGTCATCGATTTTTTCTACCGTCTCACGGAACAGCGGAAAGAGGTCCGGCCGGAGGTCGGTGACGTTTGCTCTCAATTTGTTAACCAACATTTGCGTCATTTTGGGATCCTCGTTGCAAATCAACGTTATATAATTTATATAACCTGATAGAGAAAAAGTCGTCAACATAAATTTTACAAGGTTATAGAAAATATGTCACTCACTGCGGGTCAGTGCAGGGCGGCCAGAGGTCTCATTGGGTGGCCACAGTCGCAGTTATCTGAAGCATCCAAGGTTTCGCCAGCTACGATCGCGAACTTTGAATCCGGCAAGCGCGTCCCTATTGCCAACAACCTTACCGCCATCCGCACTGCCCTCGAAGCAGCCGGCGTGCTCTTCATCGACGCCAACGGCAACGGTCCTGGCGTTCGCCTGCGTGATAGGCAGGGATAAACGACGGTATCAATGGCCACCAGCGGCAGCGATAACTGCACAGCAATTGCCGTCTCGCCGCGCTTTGGATTCCTATGGGGGAGGTGATGGCCGACAAGGCGCAGCCCTAGTGTATCTCTAATGCCACAATACAAAATTTCTGCGCGTTAAAAGCTACAGCTAATACAATAGCTGATTGAATTTATTCGCGGTTGCGGAAACAGTTGTCAGCTATCTTCAACAGGTTGTAGATATGCTGAAACGAGAAGATATCCAATTGCTACGCGCGATTGCCGTAATGGCGGTGATCCTGTACCACTTGCATTTATGGAATTTTACGGGCGGATACGTTGGAGTTGACGTATTCTTTGTTATCAGTGGTTACCTGATCACGGCGAAAATCATCAACGCTATTGACGATGGTAGTTTCTCGTACCTCGGATTTTCCCTGCAGCGCGCAAGACGCCTTGTGCCGGCATTGGTCGCCACCATAGCTGTATCTTTTCTAATTGCGGTAGCAATTATGCTTCCTAGCGATATGGCGCGAATGTCTTCCGCAACAATATACGCTCTTCTTGGCGTCTCCAATTTCTTATTTTGGAGCGAGTCGGGATATTTCGACGCTAGCGGGACACTGAAACCACTGCTTCACACATGGTCTCTTGCTGTTGAGTTGCAGTTCTATTTGTTTTGGCCAATCTTGATTGGCGCGATCTGTCGTTTAAAGTTGTATCGCCTCATCTCGCTGACACTCGTCACGATCGCGGGATACTATGCATCTACTTACATGATGCATTCCGACCGCAGTGCCGCATTTTTTCTTACTCCATTTAGGATCTGGGAGTTTTCACTAGGCGGCTGCATCATTGGGCTCGAGCGAACTGCGTGGGCGTCAAAACTCAGGTCAAATATCGGTTATCTCGTCGGCTTGACGGCGGTAATCGTGCCGGTTTTTGCTTACAACGAAAACACAATATTCCCAGGGGCCTCTGCAATTATCCCGGCTGGAGGTACCGCTATCGCTATCTTCTTTGGTAAAGAAGCAAAGATGGCAAGGTTAATTAGTGTGCGCCCGGCAACTTATATTGGCGAGATTAGTTATTCCCTTTACCTAGTACATTGGCCAATTTTCGTCTTCGCACTATACGGCACACAACGAAGTCTAGTTGGCCTCGAATTAGGCATCCTCCTTTTTTTGATCTTCTTTGCGGCGTTGGTTATGCACTACTTTATCGAAAAGGCGCATCAGAAAACGTCAGTTAAATATCGTGCTGCTATTTCGTTCGGCTTTGTAGCGATGCTATCGGTTGGCCTAGCGTCTGTCGTTCAGGCACGAAACGGAGTAATATGGGGCATAGCGCCAGAACTACTCAAGATCGATGATATCGATCAGGTTCAGTCCGCCGCATATATATGGGGCAACATGAACAAGAGATATGCTGCCAATTTCCAAGGCGGCGGCCGAACAAAGGTACTGATAATCGGGGATTCTCAAGCTGCGGACTTAACCAACATTATGGTCGAGACTGGCATGGAGGATCGATTTGAGATCGTAACCCGTACCGTTTATTACGAATGCGGCGCTCCGCTTCTGCCTGCGGAACAGAGGAAGAAATTTTGGGAAACTGAGAATCAGTTCACAATGAAAGATCCAACATTTGTGAGCCGGTGCTCAACCTTGATGGACGACGTCACTAATTCTCCAGCCATCAAAGAAGCCGACGAAATTCTGATAGCATACTATTGGCGAGACTATTCCGTCGGATTGGCCGGCGACGCGTTAGCGGAGTTGCGCAAGCATACAAAGGCGCCAGTCATCTTCGCTGGACTCAAGAACTTCAGCGACAGCCCGAGCAAGATCGCCCTGCGATATGGGAGCTTGCGTGGGCTTGAGCAGAATCTTTCAAAATACATCGACCCAAAAACTCCAGCAATAAACGCTGCGCTTGGCAGCGTCCAGGGTGCTGGATACTTGGATTTACTGTCTTTGGTATGCGTAACTTCTGGTTGCGCCACCAGAGACGACCAAGGTCTGGCGGTTTACAATGACGCTACGCACCTAAGCCGAAGCGGCATTGCTTACCTTAAGTCCATCGGCAGGTTCGATGGTCTTTTCTCTAATATATCCCAACAGGTCGCAAGGCTATCTAAGGGGTGAATAGAAAGCCGTCAATTCGGCAATCGCCGCCGCCTGCGCATCAATCGCCGCCGACTGAGCATCGACAATGCCATTCAGATCCTGAACAGCCTTCCACAGTACAGGAATTAGCTGATCAGGGCGCAGGCCCTTCGTTCCATCTTCGTCTTCGACATATCCGCCGAAGTCGATGCCAAGACCATCGAAGGCATTCTTGACCTCTTCGGCATTGAAGCCCCAATGGGTGCGCTTCCCCGGCAGGTCGCGTGTTGCTGTGCGCTTGACCTTGCCTGGCACCATGCGTGGAACGAAATGAACGCGCGGGATGCGCTGCTCTTCGCGAATAATGTTGCCGTCTTTGTCGGTGGTCGCTGGCCGCACCGTGAACAACTCGTTGCCGTCGGCGTCATGGATCGGAAGCGCATCATAAACGGGGCGCGTTTCTTTTCGCGTCACCTCGACAGCTTTGCCGTCGACGATCTCCGTTGCCGTTACTTCCACTTCCTCGGTGGCCTGCACCTCGCCATCTTCTTCAACCTCGTAGGCTTCTTGGCCCCCGCTCTCCCATTTGAAGGTAATGGGATCGATCGCGGAGAAGAGCGCCCAAACATCCGGCAATTTCTCAATATCGGTCTTTAGACGAGGATCGGAGGTTTGAATCGTTCCGTTCACCGCCCAAACCGTCGTGAAGCGATGGGTGCTGTTGCCAAGTTGATAGGCATTATCGTTGACCGGCAGAATCGACTGGTTTGTTTGGATGTAACCAACGGCGGGATGCCCGAGCTGCAGAATATTGGTGGCATCGAGATTCAGGAGACTGAGAAGCGTGCCCGTCGAATTGGCCTGCACCATGGGTACTGCATTCGGCAGTGCCAGTGTGTAGTTCAATGCGGCAACACCGAGCATGTCGAGACCGTAGGTATGTGCACCTTCGACTTTATAAGCAGAGGGCGCGCTTGTGGCCTCGATGAAGCCGGCCTTGGCGTGGTAGCCATGCGCCGCAAAACCGTAATTGTATTTGCTGGCGTCGAAATAGCCGGCCGACCAGAAACCGGCCGTGCCGCGCATTGCACCAGTAGCGGCTACATAGCCATAGACGCCGTTTGCGGCGGCAAGCGTGTCAGCATGCGCGCCGCGGTTATTCATATCGTTTTCCTGGACATAGAGCGTGCCGTATCCGGGGCCGCCTTTTCCATCCGTGATGTAATTCGCGGCGTAAAGCTCTGGCGCTGTCGCCGTGCTCTTTACGAGAACGCCGTGGCCAACCTTGTAAACTGTTCCGGCCGGTCCTGTAGGCTCAACTGTCTGGTTTAGCTCAATGTAGTCGCCAATCTCCGGCAGTGTTGTGTCGTTTGCCGCGGCGATCATCTTCTTGCCGAAACGTGCCGGCACGGCGCCAGGTGTCCACGTTCCAGTCATGCGAATCGCAGTCAGGGTATTAATCGCATCCTGAACTACATCGGGTGCGACATCCTCACGCCCGCTGGCATCTGCCTTGACGCGCGAATAATAGCCGCCGTGGCCCACCAAAGACGTTGGCAGATTTACGGATGCTGCAGAACTGGCCGCTGCTGCGGCGGCGGCCTCTGCGGCTACTTGCGCGGCTTCTGCAGCCGCTACAATGGCAGCGGAAACCTCATCATTCACACAACGGAACGTCGAGCCCTGCACATATCCGAACAGAATAGGTGGAATGCCGCCGGCGGCAATATCGTTGCCAGAGTTGGTCTTGACCGTAAGAATTGCGCCGCCGTTGAACTGGATCGTCACCGGGCTCAAGGTGTTCGTCTCGTAGACATTGGTGACTACGAGAGCGGACGCGCTGATCGGAATAGAGCTCGTTGCCTGAATGGCGTTCGGTGTGCCCGCGCCGGTGTCTTCCGCAACAATAAAGCTGAACGGCAGGTCTCCAGCACGCGACCACGAGCCAGATCCGGACGCCCCAGCCTTGACGTAAATGCCGTTGTACGCCGTCGTCGCGTCGCCAAGCACCCAAGCCATAGCCGGCGCGGCGTGAGCCAGATCGGCATAAAGAGCGGCGCGCGAGGTATAGAGCAGGCCACCGTTAGAGGTGAAGGCGTTGACCAATGATTCCAGCCAAGTGCCCCATGCGCGGATGTCCGATTTTAGCGGGGTGTACGGATCGGTATAAGGACCGTCGGCCCAAATGTTTGATGCCAGTTGCGGCATAGGATCTCCATGAAAAAAGCCCGCGCGAGGGCGGGCTGAAAGGTTGGAATGATGGGAGGTGATTAGGAGATGCCGGCCGCGTAACGCGGCGACATCATCTTTGATGCGACAAGGCTAAAATGCCTGATAGGGTTTGAGCTTAATCGTGGGAGGGGACCATGAAATCAGCATTAAACGACAAAGAAAATCTGCCGCCCGTCGAGCAGGAGTGGGCCAGCGCCGTTCTGGTGCTGGCATGGCCGTTTGGCATTTTCGCCGTGGCACTTGGCTGTCATTTCTTCAGCTAGCTAGACGACGAACAGGCTAAGGTCCGTCACGTCAGCATCCTCATAGCTGCTACGCCCAGAAACGCCTTGCGCGGCGCGGCCGGTTGAGATGATCGCCGCAACGGCTGGATCTATCTTGTCGATAGATCGTTCTTTGAGCGGCCGACGGTTGCCGCTGGCGTCAGTGTACAGGACGACGTTACCGATCGCCCACCGCAGCAGTGGATTGCCGCCATGGACGAGTTTTCGCTCGAACATGAGGGCCTCGAAATCGATCACCGGCCTAGCGAATGTGGCTATGTTCTGCGGAAACTCCGCAACAGGCAGGCCGTCATCCTCAAGGGACTTCATCACGTCCTGTGCATGCCACCTGTCGAAAGCGACTTCTTCGACTTGGAAGCGTTCGCAAAGACCGCGGATGTGGGATTCGATCGCCGATAGGTCGATAGTGTCGCCTGGCGTGGCTGTCAGATATCCTTGATCGCGCCATAGGGCATACGGCACGCCGTCATTGCGCCTACGGATGGCTCCTTCGGGGCAAAATGACTGAACGTGCAACGCCATTCGCCCATCTACCATTGGGATAGACACTGAGACGGCAGCCAGGTCTATTCGCTTCGCAAGGTCGACTCCGACCCATGCAGGCCGCCCTTCCAGAGCCGAGAGGTCCAGATCGCCGGCGTTCTCGTCCCAAACGTCCAGTGACCATTCGGGATTCGCTGCGCCATCGAGCCAGACATTTAAATGAAGCTGGCGGAACATCTCCCGATCGGCAGGCCGGTGCTCTGCTTCGCGCACCATCTGCCGCATGCCGTCAATATCGGGGTATGGCGGATTGCACGAAAGGCCAGGATTTACCCGCCGCCAGACTTCCTCATCTTTCCAGTCATCGTCCTTGTCTGCCTCGAATAGGATCGGCAGGAAGGCGTCGTCTTCAATCTGCCCAGAAGCCACCGCTGAGGCATACCTGTACATCTCGTAGGCGATGTTTTCGTGCCCGATGCCGGCCGTAGTGGTCACCACCAGCAGCGAGCCCGGTGTCTTTACCAGGCCGGTTTTGATGGCGTCCCACAAATCGCGCTTCTTCCAGGCGTGGAGCTCGTCGACGAGGGCAAAAACCGGCGTTCTACCATGCGCTGTTGCCGCGTCTGCAGACATGGCGCGGTAAAAGGCGCCTGACTTGCGGTGCGTAATTCGGTTCTTCGTGTCCTGAATTTGGAAGGCTTCGGCGGTCCGCGGATGCGCGCCGATGACGCCCTTCATCTCCTCGAGCGCGATACGCGCCTGGTCACGGTCAACCGCGGAAGAGACGACCTGAGAGCCAGGAATGCGCTCCGGGCCGAGGTGCAGCATGGCCAGAGCCGCGCCGAGCGTCGTCTTGCGATTGCCGCGGGGGATGAGCGCGAAGACAGTTTTGATCAGCCGCGAACCGTCCGGCTTGGTGTCGCCGTAGACGCGCCGGATGATCCGCTCCTGCCATCGATCAAGCTGGAATTGTCGGCCAGGGAGCGAGCTCTTTGGATGCCTCAATGCCTTGATAAAGGCTACGGCTCGTTCGCCCTTGCCGTGAGGATCCGGAATAGGGCTGTCATCGAATATCCATTTCAGATGATCAGATATCCCCGAGGGCGTCGTCTTCGTCATTTCCAGTGACGCCTCCCTTATTTTTTGTGCGGCTTGCCGGCGTTAAGCCGAGCTCCGCAGCGAGGCGGCGAGCGGCCTCAAGATTTTCCTTCAAGATGGTCGTTTCCGGCCGGCGCTTCGGCCCGCTGTCGGATTCAAAGGTCATGCCGTGCGTCCGAACCGCCTCTTCGGCTTGCCGCATTGTCGCGACCGCAAGGCAATATGCCTCGACTGTTCCGAGCTCATGGGCGGCTATCTTCCGATCGCCGACCAGCCGCGGCATAACGCGCCGCCATTCAGCCTTGCCGTGCGGCGGAAGCCACTTCGGAGGCGCAGGAACATGGGATAGTGCACCGTCGAGCGCAGTGATTTCTGGCTTACGTCCACGCATTATTCAAAGGCGTACGAACGCCGCTCCCTGACCACGTCCCAGACGCTCAGCGGAGTATCCATCAAGCCAGTAGTGACAGTGGCTTCGCGGGTCTCGTACCAAGAGGCGACGAGCTGGCGAACGGCCTCTTTCAGATCATCCGGCGGGGTTTGGAATTGGTCGGCTATCGCATAACCAAGAAGAGATTCTAAGTGCGCCTGAGCTGCATCGATTTTGCCATCAATAAGCTCGTTGTCATCGTCGAAGTCGATGCGCATGTGCTCCTTGATGTCGTCAAGGGTGACGATTGCCATAGGTTCAAATTCCTATTTAATGTGAATTGCGAGTTGTGGAGGCCCAGTGGTTCGTGGCCGTCGGCGCCAAATTGACGACCCACCCCAGTTCATGCCACTTTGAGGCGAGTCGAGAGGAGCGCGAGACAATGACAGATATCATCCGCGAAGGTACGTTTAGTGAGGGCTTCGAAGTGGGCTACAGAGCCATCAAGGGAACGGCAGTCGGTATGCCAGGCACTCCTGGGCAGCCAGGTACTCGTGGCAACAGCACGCCGTTTCTTATGGGCGTGCGCAAAGGGATCGAGCGAGCCTTAGGTAAAGGTATTGATGACCTGCGGGATTAACGACCAAACCCACCCTCAAGCCTGATGGCCTTTCGGCGGTTGCACACACCTGCAAAGGGCTGCCAATTCGATCGATCCCAAAACAGTTTCATGTCACCTTTCGGCGCGATCCGATGGTCAACCATATCCGCATGGCGACCGCAGCCACAGGCGCACAGCGGTTCTCCCAACGATGCCAGCCATGCCTTGCTCTCGCGCGACCACTTGCTGTCATAGCCACGACTTGCCGCACTGCCTCGCCTGGCGTCGTTGGCCTTTTGGCGGGCCGCTGCTGCCTTCTGCCGGCAATCGCACTTAGTCCCCTTGGGGACAGAGAAGCCGCAAGGGCAAATCACGTTAGGCATTGTGTTCTCCATGAGATGAAGGCGGTCAGGTTCACCCTGACCGCCGCCACGCGGTTTACCAGGCCGACGTGCCATGCCAGCAGCGCCAATTGTCCCTTAGGGTGGCGGCTACGCTGCTGGCTAAGGGTTGGCCAACCTCAGGAGATCAGCCGCCAGGAAAGTGTTAAGCTACGGGCCGCAATGCGGCGTCGCCGAGGATGGCAACTGCGCCGGCAGCAATGGACGTACCAGACGCCTTGGTCAGGACCGGGCGCGCATAGCGTTTAAAACCATGATAGCCGACCTTGTACGTGGAGCTTGCCGCCAGCACTGCCGGGGCATTGCTCTTGACCTGATCAGCCGCGACAGCCGCAAAGGTGGCGTTGTCGTCGGAGTCTTCAAGCGAAACGCCGAATGCGCCAGCGCCAACGATGGCGCCGGTCTGCACGAGAAATGCCAGACTGTTACAGCCAAGCGTATCGATGCTGGTGCCTGTGATGCTGGCAGCCTGTACGGCCGGATCTATCGACGACTTGGCACCGAGATTAGATGCGAGTGAACGCATGTGGGTCTCCTAAAAATGAGGATGGCGGCACGATGGCCGCCCGATTAGTGGCTCAAATTGAGCCTCTATTACGAAGCCGGGTTCGTCATCTTGCGGAACTTTGCCGGCTGCAGCACAGCACCACCGACGCGACGGGTCGCGTGGAAGCGCGTGATGCCGTTCGTTGCCATGATGTACGGGTTGACAAGAATCGACAGCGCCAAACGGTCCACGATGCGGTAGCCGCTGAAATCGCCGAAAATAACGGGCGACTTGTTGGCGCCAATGTCATCGGCCTCGAGGAGTTCGACAACCGGGCGACCGAGGATACTTTCGGGCTGTCCGAGCGCAGGGGCTGGCTGCCACAGATACGCTCCCGTCGAGTCTTTCAGCTTGCGGGCCGCGGCGAGCGTCTTGCTATTCATTCCCCAAGTGCCCGCGTTGCGATATACGGCCGGCAGATCGTAGAACACGGTAATAAAGTCGTCGAAGCTGATAGCTGCTGCTGCTGCGGCAGCCTTGGACGCGATAGCCGTGTCGACGAAAAGACCCTTCGGCATGTTAGAGCCGGTGCCGATGAGGAAGGCAGACGCCTCCTTCTGGCCGAAATCTTCGGCGAGAAGGAGGCGGACTTCGGCTTCAGCGGATCCAGCCGAATCGGCAAGCAACTGATTCGAAATATCAACGAATGTGTTGATCTCATTGACCGGGATTTCGGCCTGTCCGAAGCTCGGTTCCGACGCTTCGGAAGTCTGCGTTTCGCCCTTCCATTTCGCGTTGGTGATGCCGGTACGAGCCGGGTAGATCACAGAGGGCGAGCCCGTCGAGCGGACGCTGGCGATGGCGCGGATGGGCGAATACTGCACAAGATTGCGCACGAACTCAGTCGACATTTCAGCCGGAGCGAGATATCCGCCCTGCGGGTCGCTGGAGACCGTGAGCGTCTTCAGTTCTTCCGGGCCGGCCTTGTCACCATGCCGCAGATAGGCGTCGAAAGACTTCTGTTCTGCAGAAGGTTCGTTATCGTTAGCAGCCTTGCCGGTAATCGCGGGGCGGGCCAGCTTCGTTTCAGCGTCCTCGAGGCGCTTCGCCAGGGCGGCGATATTGTCATTGGCGGCCTTCAGGTCGGCGGCCTTGACTTCGGTTTCGGTGGTCTTGTTTTCTGCAACTGCAGCAGTGGTCATTTCAAGTTCCTTGATTTGAGATACTTGCGCGTCCGGATGTGCCGGCACAGCAACGATGGAAACCTCGACGAGATCGAGATCACTGATTGTCCGGCCCCCGCCTTTGCGCGGCATAGCCTTCTTGGTCATGAATCCGACGCTAAGGCCGGTGACCGATTTTGCCCGAAGGAGCGCTCTGACTTCCTTGGCACGGGCGACGTCGTCGACGAGCATCTTGCCCTTGACCTTGAGCCCATCCGCCTCGACGGTCACGCTGTCCCATGTTCCCAAAACTTGCGCCTGGTCGTGGGCAAAGAGCATCGGCAGGGATTTTCCGATTGCGCCGACGAATGCTTTAGGCTCGATGACATCGCCTACGCGGTCTGGGCTTGAGAAATCCCACGCCTTGCCCTCGATGGCGCCTGCGTCATCAGCGGTGAACGCGGCCTTAAATTCAAGGCGTTCGATTGTCATGCAGCCTCCTGTTTCGGTGGCGGATTGTTGTCGTTTGCCGGCGTGGGTGTCCCCAATTTCGGGGAGACGTCGATCGCCGGATTTGCATATTCATTACCGCCGGCGCGCGCTTCCATGCCGAGCCAATCCCTGGCCTCGTTAGGGTTGATGACGCGTGCCGCGATCAGCGTTGATATTGCAGTAGCGCGGGCCGTGAGGTCTGCTTGGCTTGTGTCGTCAACGTCGAAACAAACGCGATATTCGCTGCGCTCTTCAGGCTTAAAAAGTGCGCGGTTCAGGGCCGATTCCAGCGCGCGTATCCACGGGATCAAGCAATAAGTGACAAACTCTTTTGCTTGCTGCTCTGAGTTCGACCACGTGTTGCGGCTAAGCTCGAAAAGCATGCCGGGGGGGCACCTGAAGGCACGGGCGATTTCGAGCACCTGAAACGTTCGGCTTTCGTTGAACTGCCCGTCGACGGATGTCAAAGCCATCTGCTGGTAGGTTGCGCCCTCATACAGGACGGCAGTCTTGCCAGCGTTCGCCTTGCCGCTAAATGCGGCCTTCCAGCCGGCTAGCATGGCCTTTACGCCATCCGTACCCAACTTGTTTGGGGTCTGGATCACGCCGCCAGGCCGCGCTCCGTTCGTCCATAAGCCGTTTGAGTAGTCTTCCATAGCCTTTGCCATGGAGATGGCATCTCGTGCCATGGACAGAGGACAACGGGAAAACACGCCGCGGAGGTGAATGATGCTAGAGGCGGGTACGGGTTGATTGCTCAACCGATAGCGCGGCTCATTTGTGACTTGGTCGAATTCGACGGTGATGATGCTGTCGCGATATACGATCGCCTCGCGCGCCTCGCCGGAAACACGCGTGACATAGGCCAAGCCGCCCACGTCCTTGGTGAGTGCACCAGCGACCAAATCACGGATTAGCTCGTAGCCGCTGGTCCATTCGTTGGCCTGTCGCGTCAGAATGGACGCTGCGGGATGGTCTGGTGCATCCTCTTCGATGTCGCCGACTTTTCGCTTAACCTTCACGTCGAGCGATGCGACGGCTTCGGAAATCAAACGCACCGCGGCCGACACAGCCGGCACGGAAAGCGCCTCTGCATTTGATATCGACGTGCCAACAGGCATGGCGCCGAAGAGCTCCAGCAACTCGGCCGTTGGGTCACCGAGGGATTTTTGTTCGACGATGGGTGCCTGTTTATTTGGGAATGGCCACAACGGGCGCCTCCTTCAAGGTTTCGCATGCCGCGATAATGTCAGCGACGATGCTGCCGATCGGGACGACTGCCATCGATGCGGTCGGCACGAGATCAGCCAGGCCGGTGACAATGCGGCCAGAGCGAGCCGATACGGACATGATGGGAATGATGAGCAACGCGTCAGAAGGTGGCGGCTGGCCAAGGTGTTCGAAAGCCTGCGCAAGCGCTGTAGCCCAATCTCGGCCTGCTCGCTCCAGTTCGTAGCCGATGCGCAGCACTGCAATGTCTCGAGGCGAAAACCAGCGACGACTTTTGCGCTTCTCGCTGAAAAGCACCTCAAGATCGCGAGCGCGATGGATGATGACGTCGAGCGTTGCTCGGTGAAGGCCAGCCATGTCGGCGGCCTCGGCGACAGTGAAGTCGCGCGTAGTCCAGTCGGCCATTTCGGCCCCTTTCAATAGTAAGAATTTCAGTTGGGCAAAACAAAAACCGGCCACCGTAGCAGGACGCACCGGCGGCCGGTCTCGATCAACTGGCGACGGTCTACACGAACGCCAGGATTGGTATTCCGTGCCGGTACATCCGCGACTCCGGAATAGAAAAGCCGCCACGGAGGACGGCTGGAAATGTTCGTGGAAGCTTTACGGCTACCCTATACCTATTACCGTTCGAGCAACGATTTAGGGACTATGCCGCCAACTCTTTTTCAAGGGCGCCGCATGCGGCGATAACCGCAGCCTTGCCGCGACGCTCGGCAGTCTTTCCTACGAAACCAAGTCGCTCGCCTATTTCACCGAACGTTGCTGCGACAAGAGCGTGGTCTAGGATGCCTGCGTTAGCTGAACCTACCGCCTTGCGGACGTGGACGGCTGTTTGCTGGTCGGCGAGGGGGTCGACGAAATCAAAAGCACCGGGCGATGCAGTGAGTGACTTCCCGGCCGTCAGCGAGTTGTCATTCGCAGCGCCCTTGCGATGGCGGAAAATGTCGCGCGGCCGCAATGGTCCAACCCTCGTCAATCCTCCCAAAGCAATACGAACCGATCCGCGGGTTACCTTGCCGGCCTCGTCGCGAACCACCGCGGGCTCTTCGATCGCGCCATTGGAGAAGTGAAGGCGACCGACTCTGATGATGCAATCGGGCTTCTGCTTCCTGCCTTGGCGCTTCGTTTGTCCTCGCTCCACGTCTTCGCCGATGGGCATTAAAACCACATCACCGCCGCCGCCAAGTTTTGCCTCCCTCCGCTCCGCCATCTCGATGTCCTTGAGCAGCGATATGATCTCGGACACGCGCGGACGAACCTCATGGAGAGAATCGACATTTGGCTTTGTTGACGGCTCGCTGTTATCGTTGGCAGCAACGCTGGTCCAGTCAGAGCCAGATGCCATCGCGCGCCAAGTCAGAAGACTGCGCAGCTTTTTTGATAGATCGCTATGCTTTGGCTTCGCCGTCTGCTTCGCTTTCCGTGGCATGATGTCAGTCTCACGTTGTAGCGAGTTTAACTGCCACGCGTTGAGCGCGATCCGATAAGTCGACGGTTTCCAAGTCTCATCCGTTATGAATGGCATGGTGATGCTGTCCTCCTTTTACTTTTCTACTTTGGTGTGTTGAAGCACTGGCCGGATTCCACTGGCCAGCGGTGCTTCCACCGCCAGGGGTTATAGGGGGGTGGTGGCTAACCCCGGTGGAAGGCGGTGGTAGGTCGGTGGAAGCCCGGTGGAAGATGCGGTGGAACTCACGCCGCACGACCTGGGCCGTAGTCTTCGGACGCTAGAATTAGACGCTTGCGCTGACGGGAGGCAGGCCCCTCCATCACGATCCGCACGTCTCCCGAATCCAATAGTCGCTGCATCGCGTCGGCGAGCGCCTTCTTGCCTATGCCTGCAGCGTCAGGGTGCTTAGCCATCTTGGCCGGCGCGTAATTCGTGCCGGTGACGTCCGACACGTTCTGGCCGGTTCTGTTGAACAGCGATAGCAGGTCACGGAACACTCGCTCGGCCTTGGCGGCTAGCAGCATCGAGCCGGCCGCTGGCTTGCCGTCATCGAGGACGAATACGCCATCTTTCCACCGCAGCTTTATCTCGCCGCCGGTAGTGCCGTAGTTCGCCTTCATGGTCTTCAGGATGCGTAAGTCTGGATCCGCATCTTTGCCTTCGGGTCGCGTTAGGTAGAGGCGAGAGCGGACAGAGTTGTTCCAAGCCGTAGACCCGGACGAACCGGTGCCTGATTGCATGCCCTGCACCGATGGATGTGCCAGCAGGATGACGGCGCAATCCAAGCTAATTGCTACCTTCCGAAGCATTGCGATGAATTGCCTGACTTGGCCGCGTTTTATCTCGTCACCGCCAAACAAATCGGCTGCGGTGTCGAGAACGATCAGCCGGGGCTGGAACTCGCGTGCGAATTCGACGATCTTTGCCCACAAGGGAGTCGGCTGCATATTGCCGGCACGATCTGGAACCGCCAGCAACGCGTCTGTGTCGGCCAGCGAAAGCAGCCGGAACATGAAGAGGAAGTCCAACTCCTTGCCATGAGCAGTCGCGATATCGGTCAGACGTCGGTGAAACTCTTCAGCCTCGTCTTCGGCGCCGACATATAGCGTTCGGCCGGCCCATGGTTCCATTTCCAGCGTATCGAGGGACATAGCGCCAGCAGCAGCAATTTGCAGCGCCAGCAGCGACTTTCCGACGCCACCGTCGCCGTTGAGGATGGTCACTTGCCGCAAGGGGATCAGACCTTCGCAGTACCATTGCCGTGCCGGAATCGGCTGGCCGTGCCAATCAGCCGGATTGATGAAGTTCAAAGGATTGTTGTCATTCGCGGCAACGGGCATTGCAGCAGGAGCTACCTCTTCTGTCTCAGTCTTAGCTTCACGCTCGAGTATGTTCTGGCGCGCTACACGCTCCAGCCAACGCGGACGGTGGCCGGCAGCGTAACCTTTTTGATAGGCAAGCAATTCGATCTCAGCCTCCAACGGCGGCAATCCATGCCACTTTTCGCGTAGGGGGCTCATGTTGGTCACTGCATCCATCACGGCATCCAGAGCGGCGGAGCATGGCTCGCCGTCGATCTGCTGAATAATGGGGGTACCTTCGCGCCACAGCGTAATCACGCTGGCGTCTTCGCCGTCATCCATGAAACGGAAGAATGAATCGGTTAGTACGGCCAGGCGGTCACAGTTGTCAGGAGTCAGAAGGTGATTGCCATCGTCGTCCTTGTTGGCCCAATGTGACAACTTCACCAAGTCGTCCCGCTTTAGCCCATCAAGATTGTCTGGATCTGGGACGAGAACCACGTCGCCGGCCAACTTATGGGCAAGGTCGCTGACACGGTAAAATTCAGTGAGATGTGGTCGTGGATCTGGCTTAGGCTGCGCTGCGGTCATAGGCGATTTCGTGCCTTTCAAAAGCTGCAGCCGCAGCCGCCGTTATCAGTTTGGCGAGTTTGTGGGAAACGGTGGCGGAGCGACCGCCGCCCTTCACTGAGGGAAAGAACGTGCGACTCCCCTTTGGCGTATCCACCAGGCGCAGGCCGCAAAGCCTTACATCGGGCGAGATTTGGGCTGAGAAGCGCGCAAGCACTCTCGAACCCTCGCCGGCGTAGCCGCTGGCGAGTTCAAAATCGAATATTTCCATTTGGGATTCCTTGGGTGGAGTTAAACCGGCCAGCCTTTGGCGTCGTAGACGACCTTTGGTCCGGTCTTCTTTTCAGGCGGCTCAGCCATCACCGCTTCGATCGCAGTGATGCATGCCTGAACAACGGCAAGTTTTTCCGCGGTAGCTTGTTCATCGTCATGATCGAGTTGGTCGACGAAGATTCGACGGCGATTTTTGAATAGTTCAAGAAGGTCGCTGTAGTCGCTCATGCTGCAGCCCTCTCAGCTTCTGCCATCCACTTGGCCAGGCTGCTCTTTCGCGCCGCCACGGTGCCACCAAGCTTGAAGTGGGGCGCCAGGCCATCGTAACACAGACGATAGACTTGCCTCGGTGTGATGCCGAGGAACCTCGCAATAGCGTTCGCGCCCATAAGCAGGTCTCCATCAATATTGTCGTTCGCTACTTCCAAACTTTTTTGCATTTTTCCTCCAGCAGGGTGTTGACATCTGGTAGTTTGACGGGTTATAAAGATAATTGGGTTATCTTGCTCATCTCTCATTTTTGTATATGTCAATTTGACAATTTTGTCAAGGTTTACCTTGCCTGCCTCGCTGTGCCGTGCTTTCATGCGCCATCCAAATCAGGAGGTCATGAATGGCGACAATCACGAAACGAAAATGGAAGACAAGCAAGGGCGAAGAGCGCGAAGCTTGGGTGTTGGCCTTCACTGATGCGGCCGGCAAGCGGCACAAAGAGCAGTTCGAAAAGAAGCGCGATGCCGAGGCTCGCCGCACTGAGGTGACGCATCAAGTCGTTACCGGCACGTATCGCGCAGAAGCTGCAAGCACCACTGTCGACGACGCTGTTACAGATTATCTAAAGCTGCTGGCCGGTCGCCGTGACCGCGGCGAGCATGTAACGGAGCACTACTACAGGACCGTCGAAGGTCAGTTGCGGAATTACGTGGCGCCGACCGAAGAGCATCGGTTAAAGCAGTCGGAAAAGACCCGGATCATTTTTGACGGCGGCATCGGCACAGTTAAGCTTTCCCAGTGTACTGCCAAGGTGGTCGGTGACTTCCGCGATCGTCTGCGAGACGCAGGAGTCGGAGTTGTCACAACGCGCCGTATTCTCGGCAGTCTGTCGCGCGCCCTGCAGCACGCGGTCGGCAATGATCTGTTGGCCGTAAACCCGGCCACCAATATTCGCGTAACCGGCAAGCGCGGCGAGGGCAGTAAGAAGGTAACGCCTCCATCGAAGGCAGATCTAGCCATTGCGCTAGCGCAGGCCAGGGGAAGCCTTGCGGTCCGCGTGCGCCTGTCGGCATCCTCCGGTGTGCGAGCATCTGAGCTGTACGCCGTGCGATGGAAGCATGTTGCCTTCAATGCCGGCGAGCTAACCATTGATGGCAGGGTAGACGCCTACAAGAATGAAGACACAACGAAGTCGGTTGCGGGCATCCGGCAAGTTCCTCTCTCATCGGCCATGCTGGCTGAGCTTCTGGCATGGAAGGAAGCCGCAAAGAAGAAGGAAGCCGATGATCTTGTCTTTCCAAACACCAAGGGCGGATTCCTCGATCACAAGAACATCCTGAAGCGCGAGTTTCGCCCCCTGATGAAGGCCGCTGCAGCCAAAGCAAAAGAGGAAGGCCGGAAGTTCAAGCCATTCAACTGGCACGCCCTAAGGCACTTTGCCATCTCGCTTTGGATTGAGGCTGGCCTTCAGCCAAAGACGGTTCAGACCTTCGCCGGCCACTCCTCTCTGGCCGTTACCATGTCTCGATATGGGCACCTCTTCCCGAGTGATACCCACCGCAATGTCATGGATCAGATTTCGCCCTCCATTTTCGGCGATGGCGCACAAATGGCGCATGATGCCGAAGAAGCACTGTGAAATAAGGCTTTATACCCTGATTTGTAATCAGGGGGTCGCGGGTTCGAACCCTGCCGGGGGCACCATCATGATCCAGAGATCACTATGCTTTCCCCAATCTTCTGAAATTTGCGACCTATTTTGCGGCTCGAGACTTTCTGGAAAATGCCTCACAGGCTACCAGCTCCTTTGCCGAAGCGCGTCCACGATCACAGAAAATGCCGGCAAATTCTGGCGCCTGCTGGGATAGTAGAGGTAATATCCGGCAAATTTCGGTGACCAGTCGTCGAGCACGAGCTGCAGCCGCCCTTCTGCCAGATGCTGCTCGACGAAGCTTTCCGGTACGTAGGCTATGCCATAGCCTCGAAGAGCGGCATCGACCATCTCGGCATCCGTGTTGAAAGTAAGCTGCCCTTCGACCCTGACGCGAACCTCCTCGCCATCCTTCTCGAACTCCCAGGCATAGAGCGCTCCGATCCTGTCAATGCGCCTGTTGATGCAATTATGGCGCATGAGTTCCTGCGGCGTCCTTGGCACGGCTCGCGTCATGAAATAACCGGGAGACCCAACAGCCACCAATCTCCAATCCGGTCCGATCCGCACCGCCACCATGTCTTTCTCAAGACTTTCGCCGAGTCTCACACCAGCGTCGAAGCCATCCTCAACGATGTTGCGGAAGCTGCTATCGACGCTGAGTTCCAGCTTGATGTCCGGATAGTCCGCGAGCATGGGGGATAGTTTGGGCCAAACGACGCTTTCCATGGCGTGATGGGACAATGTGATTCTGACGGTACCGGCCGGCTTGTCCCGATAGGCCATCAACGCCTCTATGTCGGCTTCTATTTCAGAAATGCGCGGCGCCAGGGATTGCCGGAGACGTTCGCCGGCCTCCGTCGTTCCCACACTTCGCGTCGTGCGGGTCAGAAGCCGAAGCCCCATTCGTGCTTCGAGTTGCTTGACGGCATAGCTGAGGGTGGATTGGGCAATTCCCAACTTTGCCGCGGCTTTGGTGAAGCTGCGTTCTTCGGCAACCGCGAGGAATAAGAGTAATTCGTTGAAGTTTTCCCGCGCCAC